GATCCTAAGAGAAAACCATCCACAGACGGCTTAAACGGCTTCTTCCGAGGCGGTTCATAATGGCTCGACGTAAATCGCAAAGACCTAAGCTATTTCAAAACAAACAGGCACCTAAAAGAGCAATGGATAATGTAGGGAAGGCATTTGTACAGAAGACCCTAGACGCAGGTATGCAAGCAGCCCAGAGCCAGAAACCGCAAAAGGATGTACAAATCAAAGTTACAAGAAAGCCTAAATATCTGGAAGTAACCGAGAAACGCTTAAACAAAATGGGTGTTGTCGATCTTAAACCATTCTTCGCACACAGCCCTAGCCGTAAGATGAAAAAGGACGGCGGTTGGTATATTCGTATCCCTATTAAGGTGAAAAAGAAAGACATGTCTCGTCGTATGTATGACCAGTTACGGACGATTAACATCTCCCCGGATAACCAACGAACGGTTATATCGGACTATCTCTATGATAGACGCCAAGCTTCTGACTCTAGCCTGCTGAATTACACGCCAGTATCATATAATATAACTAAGCAGAAAACTGGTAAACGTAAGCATACTTATGTAGCTTATCGTACCGTATCTGACAAATCACCGACAAGCAGCTGGATCGTAAATCGGGATAAAGTAAACACCGATGATACATCTAAGACCTTTATACGAAATGTAAACAGGCTAATGAAATGGAAAGCTAAGAACGGATGGGAGTGAGTTAAATGGCCTTACCTAGTATTGATACATACCTATATGACGAGATCGAAAGCAAACTGAAAATTATATTGGAGAACCGTTATATTATAGAGGAGATACTTAAAGGTGTTCAACCTGATATCGCAGCTAACTTTATTAAGGCTTATACGGGCGATAACGCTAAGGAAATTCCTATCGTATACACTATGCCCCAAACAAAGGAAACGCAGCAAGGAGCCATCTATATAGGGCTTAGAGAAGGCGAAGAAGATCGCACAAGTTTAGGTAACATTGAAGGAACATACGCACAGCTTTCAGGCGGGTTAAAACAGCAGAACATTGTAATCGAGCATGATGAAAGCAGAAACACTTGCTACTTTACAGTAGACTTTCCTATCGACCATATAGAGGTAGTGAAAGGTGTAGCCTTTGCAGAGAGTGATCGAGTTATGATAGACGGCAACAGAGTCGATTTTGCTTATGACCCCTACTTTGTAGGGAAAGAGTTCAGCGTTATTTATGAAGCAACTGCAGGAGATGAAATCGGTCTTAAAAAAGGTTTCACCGCAACCGAGCAGTACGCTGTAATGGTCGTCTCTACGAATATGAACACTGTCCGCTGCTTAGACCTAATCGTAAAAGCAATCCTCATTATGATGAGAAATAGCCCAGAAGAGAACACGATCTTCTTACTACAGAAAATTGTTTTTGGGCAGATAGAAGAGCAAAACGTAGGAACTGAGGACGTACCGGAAATTTTATACGGTAGAATGTCTATTATCACGTATACAACTTCCTACAGCTTGGATATGCCAATCTTAGATGATGTATTAAAATACATTAACTTGAATATTAATTATGATTTGAAAGGAGAGCTGAGAAGTGGCGGAAAAGAAAAAGGTTGAGAAACCAAAAGAAGAGCCAAAGAAAACTCTTCCTAAATCATATGTGCATATTGATACATTCATGCAAACCGCTATCCCGATGTACAACTTATCTCGTGTACAAGCAGCTGGATTTAAAGCCAAGATGCAGGGGCAGCATTATCAGCGAGACCAAAAAGTATTTATTGATGCTTTAAAAGAGCATTTCAATATTGAAGATTAATATCCAGAAAGGATGATATAAATAATGGCTAACGTTTCTTACGGTTATAACCGACAACGACCTCGTACCGAGATTTTCTTAGATGCTAGTTCACTAGGATCAGCAAATGCACGTTCTGAAAAGCCGCTAGTATTAATCGGCTCAGCAAACGGTGGGGAGCCAGGAGTTCCTCAAACATTAACAAACTTTGCACAAGCTCGTGACATTTTCCGTAGTGGAGATTTACTTGACGCTATTGAACTTGCATGGAGCCCAGGCCCTAACGTTTCAGGTGCAGGTAAGATCATCGCTATCCGTACTGACCAAGCTACACAAGCTAAATTAGTAAAGGATGGTTTAACATTTACTTCTAAATTATACGGCGTAGATGCCAACTCAATCCAAGTAGAACTTGCTGAAAACGAGTTAACACAAGCTAAACGTGTAAGTGTTTACCTAACAAAAGAGCGCTACGAAAAAGTATATGACAATATCGGTAATATCTTCACTGTACAATACACGGGTACAGAGGCAGCCGCTACGGTTGAAGTAGAGGTAGATAGCACTTCGAAAGCGTCTACTCGCTTAATCCTTAAAGCTGGTGCCGATGCTGGTTCATTAGCTGCACTTCGTACGTACGAGCTAGGTGAAGGGGTTTACCAAGACGTTCACGTTCTTGTAAACGATATTAATAACCTCCCAGATTTCAAGGCTCAAATGGTTACTCTAGGTGGTAACAAAAACATCACAACTGAGGCACTAGACGCATTAGCAGCTACAGACATCAAAAATAAAAATGCAACAGTACAAGCTATTGGTGCAGACCTAATTGATCGTTTAGCTAGCGACACGTATGTATCTGTTTCGATTGACCGCTCTAAGGTTATGCCAGCGACAATTGAACTTTCTAACTTAGCAGGCGCTAAAACAGAACCTGCACCGGCTTCATGGGCTACAATGTTTGCAGAGCTTACAAACTTAGACGCATACTATGTTGTTCCATTATCAGCAGATGCAGCTATCCACGGTGAGTTAGGTCAGTTCTTACGTGATGAGTCTAACAATGGTCGTCACCTACGCGGTTTAGTTGGTGGAGGTATTAATGAGTCTCTAGAAGAAACTCGTACTCGCCAAATGGGTCTACGTAATGCTCGTGTAGCATTAGTCGGAGATTCAGGAACTCGTCGTATGGCTGATGGTCGTGTGTATAACTACCCAGCATTCATGCACGCAGCAATCATTGCAGGGCTATTAAGCGGAATCGAAGTAGGGGAACCTGCTACATACAAAAAGCTTAATATCGAAGCGCTTGACCACAAGTACACAGGAGATCAGTTAGACCAGTTACATAACTCTGGTGTTATCATGACTGAGTTCGTTCGTACTCGTACAAGCTCTCACTTCCGTGTTGTGTCTGATCCAACAACATACAACGTAGCTAGTGAGCCAGTTTCTAACCGTATCTCTCTTGGAGAAGTTTCTGACTTCTTAACAACTGAGTTACGCGAAGTACTAGACAACGAGTTTGTTGGTACACGTATCCGTAACACATCCGCTTCTATCATGAAAAACCGTGTTGAGTCTTTCTTAGACCAACAAAAGAAAGTTAACGGTTTGATTGTAGACTACAACCCAGATGACGTACAAGTTGTTATCTCTGGTAACACAGCTCGTATTAACTTGACTGTACAACCTTCTCAAGGCTTAGACTACATCAATGTTTATATCACATACGAGGACAATGAATTAACAGCTTAATAATGCGGGTGGGTGAGACTCCCGCCCTACTCTATAAATTGAATAGGAGTGACTTAAATGGCTAGTGTAACTAACCAAACAGTACAGTCTGCTAATACAGTGTACTTTATGATTAAGAACGTACCTATCGCTCGCGCTCAGTCTATCTCAGCAGAACGTTCATTCGGTACAACTGGGGTATACCAAATCGGTTCTATCATGCCTCAAGAGCACGTTTATTTACGCTACGAAGGCTCAGTAACTGTTGAACGTTTCCGTATGCGAAAGGAGAACTTAGCACAATTAGGGTAAAAAGTCATGCCCCTTTATCTGGTGACAGGTAAAGCAAACTCTTCGAATTGACGGGGAAGCCTTGATAGCTCTGACTACCAACTATACGTAGCGATACAGTATAGGGCTAAATTAACTACTTAGGTATGGTAAAAAAGTCAGGGATTAGGTGATCCGCAGCCAAGACTCTCACGTAGAGTAAGGTTCAACGACTAAGTGGAGAGAATCTCTTAATAAAAGAGATTATGATATAGTCTGCTCTTATGTGAAAGCATAAGAGGTGGGCAGAAATGACCCACCCTCCCTATGGGAGTAACAATTTAGGTTGCAGCGCTAGGTGAAGAAGTTTTACAAATGGATATTATGGATATTGTACTTTATGACAATTATACCCAGGAGGTAGTGGTCGCATATCGCGGATGCTCTATCGATACATACTCCGAAAGCACTAGTGTCGGAGAAATTGCGAGCGAGAGCGCACGGTTCTATTTTCTTACTTCCGCGAATGTTCGTGGGTAATAATACCTATAAAAGAGTCCTATACGGGCTCTTTTTTTTTGTTGTTTACTTTATCTAGGTTCTATGTTATACTCTTCGTAAAATGGAAGGAGGATACAGATGCGTAGAACAAATTATGAGGAAGTGAAGGCTTATTTTGAATCAAAAGGATACACGCTTATATCTACCGAATTTAGGGGTGCTAAATATCTATTAGAAACTGAGTGTCCAGAAGGTCACCCGTACCCAGTAAATTATAGCAACTTTAAACATAACAACAGACGATGCCCTAAATGTGTAGGTGGTGTTCGCTTATCAATTGAAGAGGTTAAAAAAGCTTTTGAGAAGAGGGGGTACACACTTCTAGAAGACTCATACCAGAACAACGTAACTCCTATGAGGTGCCTTTGCGATAAGGGACACCCTACTGAAATAACCTATGCTAGTATTAAGCGTGGTCGCGGATGTAACGTATGCGCAAGGAACCAGCCTTTAACTATTGATGAGGTTAAAGCACATGTAGAGGAGTTTGGCTACACATTACACAGCAATGCGTATGCAAGGAACACAGACAAAATAGTAGTTCAATGCAAGTTTAAACACAAAAAATACCCTGTCTCTGTTATGAAGTTCAGGGCGGGGAGACGTTGCCCTTATTGCCAGGCATCTAAAGGTGAGCGCACTGTAAACTACTTACTTGCTAACATGCTTCCGGAGGGTGTTGAGTATACCTTTCAGCAACCTAAAACGATATCAGATAGGAATTTAAGATTTGATTTCTATGTTAACGTTGGCCCAGGGGTGTACATAGAGTATCAAGGGGAGGAACATGACGAAGCTGTAGATCATTTCGGAGGGGAAGAAACTTTCCTAGACCTGCAATATAGGGACTCGCTTAAAAGAGATAACGTTAATAAAGAAGGTAGCGAACTATGTTATGTAGGTTATCAGGATTCTAATCGAGATATTTATCATAAGATGATAGTTTCTTTGAGTAAGCATGTAACACTGAAAGCTATATCAGATGATAATATTCGCAGAGCACACCTATACGATATAGATAGGGGTTTTGATCTACACAATTTACTGGACTTCTATATAAGCCATACAGCCAAGGAGACTGCAACTAAATTTAACATTAATGAAGCTACAGTGTACCGCTACTTTAAAGACTTTTACGGTGAAACTAAGCGTACTTACTTAAAAAATGGTAAATAAACTATTTACAACTCAATTCGGTTATGGTAGACTATGTTTACAGAAAGTAAATAAAAGGAGGAAACGAAAAATGGGATACCAACAATCATTTATCTCTTATGCGAGCACAGAGGAGTTAGTTAAAGATTTACAGGAATATGGGAAACGAGATCGCAGCAAGGATCAGTCCGGAGTATACTGCATCAATCGAGTGAAAAAGGAACTGCCAGGATTTAAAGAAGGAGAGTTAGTTGTAGTCGTCGGTGGTGAACGATACGATCAACGTGGTTTATCTCGCTTAAAAGAGGGGCTAGGGTTATCCAGAGCGAGCGATATTGTCTTTATCGAGAATGTATACCCCGCTTTTGAATTAGGCGCTAGCGTTGAGCTAAGTAACTTTTTAGACGATCATTTTGAAAGCTTAACTAACGAAGAGCATGACGAACTATTAGGATAAACATCTTACCCCAGGGCACCCCTCCTCTGGGGTCTTTTTTTTATGCCTCCAATCTCTTCTATCCGTTATATTATATAGGAGCAATTACATACGATTGGAGGCAATAATGTGAGTAATTTATTTAGAGATAATTTATATAATGAATTTCCTGATCCGAATAAGAAGATTGAAGAATTAGGAGAACTAATTCCCGATATCCAAGGTGATTTAGGTGATTTAACGGAACTGAGTTGGTTACCGAAATCCGTTGTAAAGGGGCTTAAGGATTTAACTAGCTGGGTGGAGCAGCGCTATACTAACGTTAAACAACCGCCTTTCAATGCTTACGGGGACGCTAACTATTACAATTCAGCTGATGGTAAATGGTACATTAACCGGACTTCTTCTAAAGACGGGAGCGGTAATACTGTATACACCTACTCAGATTTAGCTCATGATGACACAGCGGCTATACAGGCTGCCTTAAATTTTATGAACAAATCTGGAAAACCTCTATTTTTTCCTAAAGGTAAATATATGGTTGGCGCTCTAACAACAAACTTTACTGCGGGTGGAATTGTCGGGGAGGGACGGAGTCAATCGATGCTCGTCCCTAATGGTAATGTAGGAACCTTGTTAAAATATACCAATTCAGCGTATATTATGATACGAGATTTCGGTATTGATGGTAAAGGTCAAGTAGACGTGTGTTTAGACACCACTTTTGACCCTGTTAACGGTGCCCCTTCTGTTAATAACTTCTATCAGAATGTTATGCTACAGGGGTACAAGGTTACTGCGTGGTTAGCTGACCATAACAACGATTGCTCATTTGACCATGTGCTGATTACGGGTTCGGATGTCCAAAATTCTTACGCTATGCAACTACAAGCAAATGGAGGAGCTATTACACTAGATCGCTGTGTAATTTATAACCCTATCAAAATTAACTGTCAAAATGCTATGATGAACTCCTGTGTTATCGCCGGCATTGATATTATTGGAGCTGATACAAACCATCTTCAGATGAACGGGTCGTATTGGTACGCAAATAAGTGGAACAGCTGTAACTTATATATCGGCAGCGGTTTCCAAGCGTACTGCCCTGCGCTAAACGGTATGCGAATTGAGAACGAGTACACTGACGGATTTATTATCGGCGGGAGTGGGGTACTTTACAACGGAGCTTCATTTAATGCACCCCACATATTCACTATGCACGGCGCTACAAATGTTAAACTAATTGCTTCTACTATTACTTCCCCAATGAAATCAAGAATTACCTTAATGGGTGGAGTTATTGAGAGTAATATCGTTGTAAGTGATACAACTTATTTCATTATTAGTAAACTGAATACGTCTATAGGTGGGTTCAATAGTACCTATTTTGACTTAGCTATGAGCAACGATGGTCAACGTTCATTCTATGCTGCAAACGATAAAATTGGTTTTAAGGGTGCTTTTGGTGAGGTTAGCAGTGTCAATGGTCAGGTTACCTCTGTAATCACGAATGCCCAGACTGCAACTATTGCAGCTATTACCCCGAAAGTAGGTTTTATTATAGTTAATGCGACTGATGGGAATGGCCCTACAGGTATTTTCTATTTTGTAACTGGGTTAGGTAACCAGAACAATGTGGTTACAAAATTAGGTGGACGTTCTGGTAGTGGTGGAGGGGATGTTACTGTAACTATTCCTAACGGAACTAACCGGGATGTTAACATCACCCACACATACGGAACAGCTACTGCGTTTAAGTATACTATTATTGGTTCGTAAGATATTGACCCCTCTCCCGGGGTCTTTTTTTTCTGCCTATATATTACAGTCTCGTTACAATCCTGTAACATGTACCTATTTTATATCTTTCTATGTTATATTAGAAGAACATCACAAATAAAAGGAGAAACTACTATGAAATTCAAGAAGACGATTTTAACAATCTCAGCGACAGCAGGACTACTATTTGCAGGAGGTTTAACCGCTTCCGCAGCAGAAAGCAATAGTATTGTCGATTATTTATATACACGCGGAGAAGACTACAGTTTCTCTAATCGCGCACAGCTAGCCTCACAGCACGGTGTAGGTGGATATAAGGGCACTGCATACCAAAACATTACTTTACTAAACAAACTACGAGGTAACGCTCCTGTGGCTTTTACAGAGGAAGTTAAAGCTCCGGTTCAATCAGAACCTAAGCAGGAACAACCAACAGCTCCTCAAGGTAGAACAATGACAGTAGAAGCTACCGCTTATGGAACCGACTGTGCAGGGTGCAGCGGAGTTACCGCAACCGGCCTTAACGTGAAAGCTAATCCAGGTGCTCGAATTATTGCTGTTGATCCTAATGTAATTCCTCTAGGTTCGAAAGTGTACATTGAAGGGTATGGTACATACACAGCCGCAGATACGGGAGGCGCAATTCGTGGTAATCGTATTGATGTATTTATGGGAACAGAGGCTAATGCAACAAGCTTTGGTAGACAAACACTCAAATTAACAATTTTAAACTAAGACACCTTAACGGGTGTCTTTTTTATTTCTTAAAAATAATGGTTGACTTTGGGTGGACAACCAACTATACTAAGGATGTACCACAAATAAACAAATAAGGGAGAGGTAAGAAATGAGTGAAATAACATTCAATGAAAGACAAGCAATTAAGGAGTACATCGATTATCTGAAGAAAGAGAATGATCGGGTTACGGAGATGTACCGCGAAAGTCGAGAACGATATATGTCAGAGTACAAAGAAGCAATCCAACGTCTGCGTGTACTGGATGATATTGACCGAAAAGTAGAAAAAGAGGAAGCTCCTGCTCCGGTAATCCAGGAAACAGAACCTCCCAAGGCAGAGACCATAACACTTCAAGAAGCTCTCGAAATGTACAGAGATAAGAAAGAGTCAGAGTCTACTACTGATGATAAAGCATTCGAGTACAATCGTCAAGAGGAAGAGAAGAAAGAACAGCTGTACAAAGAAAAGAAATATGCTAGGCTTCTAGATCACAAACAACTAACTCAAGAGATTGCTAGTATACTTAAAAAAGCAGGACGACCTATTAAATCGAATGAGCTGAAAAAGCAGCTTAACGCAATGGATTACCCAGTAACAAACATCTATTCTGTATTACAAAGCGCGATGATCTACGATCCTAAAATTGAACAAGCTATGCGAGGCTATTACCAATACAAGCTGTAATGTACAAGGGGCTACTCCACAAGGGGTAGTCCTTTTCTGTGTTATAATAGAGATAGACATACTGCTATATTAGGAATATAGACATTTATTTTTTTAGGAGGAGCTTACATATGAGTAACGAATTCGAAAAGGAACTTGGTAGCTTACTACCAAAACCAACACCGGAAGAAATTGAAATGGAAAAATTAGATAAAGAACGCAAAGCTGTTAACCGTATTATTAAAGGACAGAATGACGTATTTAAAAAGCACTACACGTTTAAGGATTTAGGTTTAGAATTTACTGTTAAAATTAAGGCACCAAACGCAATTGAAGTGGGCAAGATTCAAGCGCGTAAGATGGCTTATCTTAATGGTATGAGTAATTATACAACAGACTATTTCTCAATCGTATATGATACACTAGCAGCACTTCGTGTTACAGGAATTGATGTACCAAAAGAGCTAGCTAGTGACGAAGATTTATACAATCTTGATATCATTTATCAGATCGGAGTAGACTTCCAGCAGTGGCTTGCCCGATTTCAATTCTGATATCAAGTCGCTGGGCGGACTTAAACGTCTAGCTAGAACTAATTATATGCGTAACATCTGGGCAATAATGAAGACATTTAATGTTCTTCCGACTGATCCTAACTTTCTTGCACTAACCGATGCCCAAATAGACCTTATGATTCACTCCATGAATGAGGATGCTAGAGAGGCGGAATTAGCTCGTAAAGGGCTTTCTGTTGAATCAGAGCATTATGATTCTGGATTCGAAGAAGAAGTTTGGAACAAAGAAGACGGAGAGTGGGATGTACTTCGTGAAGGTCACGATGCAGACAAGATTGCTAAGCAGGTTGAAGCTCTAACTCGTAAAGAAGACCAGTCTAACCTAGACAAACGATTCGAGGGATTAGACGAATATAACGAGTATAGAGAGGCTGGCGGTAAAACATCGAGAGAGACGGAAGTAGAACAGTACATGAATAAACGTCTTGCTGAAGCATATGAAAAAGCAAGAGACTTAGAATCATCTAGAGGCTCTAGCAAGTTAATCGATGATAAAGACCGACCAGAAGCTAAAGGCGCACTAACTGATAATATGGCTGACTTAGATAAGAAAGCTATTGAGGATTCTATTGCCCTCTTCAACGCTGACGATGACGATTTTGACGCACTATAAACACGAGGTAGAGGATTACTAAAGGGCCTCTACCTTTATTTTGTACATGAAAGGATGTGGTTAATCAATGGCTAATACAGAAAGATACAGATTCGATGTTGATGCTGAGACCGGAAAAGCCGTCTCCAAGTTAAAAGAAGTTGCACAGTTAATGGACAAGATTGACCGTCTACACTCGAAAGGGATCGACAACTATAATACAACCAACCAAAAAGACGTTGACAAGAGTATGCGCTCTATGTCCGAACTGTCTAAATCATACCAAGCAGTTAAGAAAGACCTTATGGAGATTCAGCGTAACATGCAGAATATGGCCGATAGTATTGCCACTCCTGTTAATGCTACAAAAGCACAACGAGAAGAAATCGAAAAACTGAGACAGGCCTATGCCAATCAAGCTAACGAAGCGATGCAAAGCCAACAAGAGTTACGTAAGTCTTATGACCAAACACTCCGTAAGTACCGCGAGATGGCTTCTTTCACGCAAAACTACTCTAAGACGTTTAAGAGTAAGTTAGATACGAACGATGTGTTTAACTTACCCACAGGATCGGAGAATAGTTTTAAAGCCGCAAGACAGGTAATGCAAGATTTAGCCAGTGATGCAGACCGTACCGTAACAGAAATCGACAAAGTAAAACAAGCTATCCAGGAAGCAAACAAATTAGATAGACGTTCCGAAAGTTTATCTCGTCGTGCAAAAGCCTCTAACTATATGTCGTACCAACAAGCTACAAGCTTTAAGGGAGACTATCGTACAGCGACACAAGACTTTGTAAGAAAACGTGAAGCGAACATGGATTCTATGACGGAGCTAGGTAGAAATCGATCAGAGCTGTCTAGACGAGTAAATGATATTCAAAACAAACCAGACGCTTCTAAAGAAGACCTAGATAAGAAAATTCAACTAGAAGAGTCTATTCGTGCTATCGACAAAGAGATGGAAACACGTATCCAATTAAACCGTACACTAGAAAAAACAACGGCAAACATGGAACGTTATAATAAGTCTCTATTAGAGAATGGTGGAGTAGAAGTTAAGCCTGAACGAGGTACCATGAGTGGTATGATGTATGAGCGTGCGCCCGCAATAGGTCTTGCTTTAACAGGGGCTGTAGCAGGGACAATGGCTAGTTTATATAACCAAGGTGCCGGGTTAAACCGTAGTATGCGTGACGATGTAATCTCTATCGGACAGCACACAGGAACCCAAGGTGCAGACTGGCGATCTTCTATTCGAGATAATGCACTAGATGCTGGACTATCCAAAAAGTTAGGTTTCTCAGGCCAAGAAATGTTAAACTTCCAGCAGAATTATCTGTCTAATAATGGATTCACAAACATGGATGATCTTAACTCAGCTATGCGTAACCAAGCTATCTTCTCCCGTACTACAGGGGTAGACGCTGCTTCTACACAACAGTTCTTCCAGTCCGCTATGCAAACAGGAGCTGTAAATGGTTCGCAGGTTAAAGATATTCAAGACGCGTTCATTGGAGCTATTAAGCAGTCTGGAATGGAAGGTCGAGAAAAGGATCAGTTAAAAGCACTACAGGGACTATTAGGTAGTGTATCTAATGGCCGTTCAATGACGAATGATGAAGTTATGAATGTAATGGGTCTCCAATCCGTTCTAGCTAACACAGGAGTACGTTCTCTACAAGGAGAGCAAGGCGGCCAGTTACTATCACAACTTAATGATGGTCTACGTCAAGGATTCGATGATCCGCAAACTCGCTTACTATTTGGTGCAGGAACTAAGTACCAAGGTTTAAGTGGCATGTATGATCTACAGAAACAAATGGAACAAGGGATCGCTAACCCAGAGCTATTAAATAACTTGTTTGGTGCAGCAGAGACCCAGGCTAACGGGGGAGACATTAAAGCACAAAAGGCTGCCTTCTCTATGATTGTCCGTCAGAAATTAGGTACAGATATTACTACTGACCAAATCGATGGCCTATATGAAGCGCGAGCTAAAGGTGACCTAACAAAAGAAGGCATCGACAAGGCGTTAAAAGGTAATAAAGAAACCGGAAGTAAAACAGGAGATGAAAAGCTAAAGCAGTATCAAGATTCTCATGAAGCTATAGACAACCAAAGTGAAAGTACAACAGAGAAGCAAGCAACTCAGTTATACGATCTAGGTGAGGTTGTTCGTAAAACCAACGCAGCTATGGCTGGAATGCCTCCTGCACTTTATGCATCTGTGATCGCTTTAAGTGCCTTCACACTAGCTTTAGGAGCCTCTACAGCTTCTATGTTCGGTGGTAAAGGTGTCCGTGGGCTATTTAAAGGTAAGTATAAAGGAGCTGGCGGTGGAGGTGGAAAAGGCCCTAAAGGAGGCGGTGGAGGTGGTGGTACCCCTCCAATCGTAGATGCTAAAGGTAACCCAGTTCAATCTGAAAAGAAAGGCTGGATGGGTCGCACAAAAGACACTGTAGGTGGCTGGTTTGGTCGAGGTAACTCTGATAAGCCTAACGTACCTAAGACAGAGGGAGCACCAAAAGGCTTCTGGGCAGGTGTGGGTGATAAGACTAAAGGTTTCCTTGGAGGTGCCAAAGACAAAGCTGGCGGATTCTTCTCGGCAACGAAAGATAAAGTCGGCGGTTGGTTTAGCAAAGGGAACGGCTCTGGCATTATTGAGAATGGAGGTAAAGGCGGAGGCTGGATGAGCAAGCTAGGTAAAGCTGGTGGTGTCCTCGGTAAAGTAGCACTTCCTTTATCTATCGCAACCGGAGCCGCTCAAATACTAACAGCCAAAGAAGGAGAGAAAGGGAAAGCTATCGGATCGGTCGGTGGTGGTATCCTCGGTGGTATGGGCGGAGGAGCTGCTGCAGGTGCTGCATTAGGTTCGGTTGTTCCCGGACTAGGTACTGTAATCGGTGGTATCGGTGGTTCTATTGTCGGCGGTATCGCAGGAAGTGGTATTGGTGGATGGATCGGTAGTAAGTTCGATGGTGGAGGAAAGAAATTAGAATCCCCAGAAGAAGTTGCAGCCGCTAAAGAAACTCTTCATAAAGCTTTCACTATTGGTGAGGACAAGGAAGGAAAAGAAACAAACAAGGCCAAAGGACAGCTGGATAAGGAGAACACTAATACCAAGTCCCGTACAGAAACAAAACGCGGAGACAACATCGCCTTAGAAAAAGAAAACCTTAAACTGTTCGAAACTTTACTCAATCGTACAGAAGCCCTTTTAACACAAGCTCGTATGCAGAACGGTATTATGGGTACGATGCAAAATGGCGGAGGTGTGATGGGTAGTGACGGTACAATGCTAAACGGTAGCGCAGGGCAGGTTAGCGGGAACGATAATGCTAGCCAGATTTGGAACTTCCTCGCAGGTAAGGGAATGAACCCAGGAGCCATCTCAGGTATCCTAGGTAACTTACAGCAGGAGTCTAATCTCGATCCTACAGCACCTAACGGAGGGTTAGCTCAGTGGTTAGGGCCTCGTAGAAAAGGGCTTGAAAATTTCGCTAAGGAGTCGGGCGGGGACGTAAACTCCCTAGATACCCAGCTAAACTACATGTGGAAGGAATTGTCTTCAGGGCAGTTCGGTAACATGGAAGAGCTGAACAAGCTTAACCCTACTGAAGCCGCTAAGTACTTCGAGCAGCATTACGAGAAAGCTGGTAAGCCTATGATGGAGAAACGTATTGGGTACGCAAACCAATGGTATAACCAACTAGGTGGTAGCGGAGGAGCTCAGCTTCAATCGAATGCAGGTACGAAGAGTACAAACAACGGCACAAACAACAAAGTGAGTGTAAACTCTAACATCAATGTTAAAGTGTCCGGAGATGAAAAGGCATCCGATAAGGTTAAAGACAGCAAGGAACTAAAAGGCATAGCGAGTGCAATCCAGCAAAAGATTTATGGATCATTAGGATTCCACTCCAAAGAAACAGAGAGAGCTTAACGGCTCTCTCTTTCTGTTATACTAGTAATAGAGAGTACTTTAGAAAGGAGCGATTTGACATGACAGTCATCTCTAAGCGTTACCCTAGCTTTGAAGTAGAAATAATTTCCGAAGATTCTAGTTACCAACTTCTTTATGAAACGAATAAAGAGTTAACAGTAGACCAGTTTGACAACGCAATCTTATCACTATCCACGAAAAATTCCATGTCCGATGACAGCCCCGCGTTCTCTTTAGTAGTTGTAGGGAAGGAACGATGGGATACCGTTATTAACTCGAATGACCTCATCCGTATTAAAGCGATCCCAGATGTAACAAAACCGGAACCAGACAATCCGTATATTATGGTGGGTCTAATATCTGATGTACATAGAGACGGCCAGTATTCTGATGGAACATTACTATATCGTATTACAGGCCGTGCAATGACCAAAGCATTAATCGACTTCGAGGTAGGAGTTATTCAAGAGGTATCTACAATCATCCCTACAGTAGGTTGGTTACCTGATGGAACCGAGGGTGGGTTAAAGTTTTCGGGAAATACCGCAGCCGGTATTGGAAACGAACTAATGGATCGTTTCGTTTATAAGTATGCAGAGTATAAGTTTTCAGGCGGTAAAGGACTTAAAGATTTCTTCCAGCATAGTTTCACTAGTTGGGAAGAGGACGAGTCTTTAGCAGATGTTACACCCTTTATCAACTATGAGGGTAGTATTCGACAATTCCTAGAGGACGTTTCTGCTAAGCCGTTTAACGAGTTATTCTTTGAGTATACATCAGATGGTAGCTGCGTAGCTTTAATGAGACCTACACCGTTCGATCAGGATAAGTGGGAGCAGCTACCTACCTACAAAGTATCCTCGGACGATGTAGTAGAAGAGTCTTTCGGTAAATCAGATTCGGAAATGTATTCAGTATTTGTTGTACAGGCTCCGGGACTAATTGAACTGACTAGCGTAGACTTAGGTGTATTCCCTCGTTATCATCCAGAACTGCTTAAGAAGTATGGTTACAAGCGATTAGACGCGCAGAACCGATACCTAATGTCCTCAACAACTGCGACAGGAGCTAACACAGGAACGGATGGAACTACCACTGGTACTAATCCGGATGGTACACCTACAGACGGGGCAACCCCTGCAGATGGTACTCAAGATAACACAGGGACTAACCAAGGGGTTACGACACAGACAACACCACAGGATCAGCAGCAACCTACCCAACCTGATACATCTGACCAAGCTAAATATGAAGATGTTGCTCAGTTTTTAGTCGATAACAAGTACAATGACCCTGAGACGCTTAGGAAGAAGCGTAACGACGTTATTTCTGCTTTGCAGACCCAATACCCTACTATGAAGAAAGACACCGCTGAGGGCATCATAGACGCTTTAAAAGATGGTACGTTTGACCGTGCAAAATATGGAGAGCTAATCGGTTCAACAGGAGCTAATCCGGATGGATCAGGAAGTACAGACAAAACAGTAAATAGTGAAAAGCTTTCAACTTATACAGACCGATTATTTAATTGGTACTGCGAAAACGTAAACTTCTATTCAGGAGACATTCGTATTATCGGTAACCCGGCCTATCGTGTTGGCTCCCGCTTACTCTATGAAGACAAAGAAAGAGAAACAACATGGGAGTTCTACGTAGAATCCATCCAGCACGAGTTTAGTTTCACTAATGGGTACACAACTGTTATCGGTGTTACCCGCGGTTTACCTAACCAGGGAGAGAAACGATTCACAAACCTTTGGGGAACTTCTGAAGAGTTTAAAGGTGGTTACCTAGGTGAGAGTTCTTTAGAAGACTTACTTTCTCAGGCACAGACAGCTAACGCAACGATGGGTAACACAAACGGAGGTACAGCAGGTGGAACGTGGGGCGGCGGAACAGGTAGTGGAGGATCAATGGGAGCTCTAGCTACAGCTCGACAAATGACCCAACGATCTTCTAAGTATGTGTTCGGGGGCGGACGTAAGGGGACAAACATATTCCTACAAGACCCTATTATCGGAGACTGCTCTTCCTTCATCTGGTGGATATTCAAGTTAAACGGTATTGAGCTTAACGGAGGGAGCACCGGAATGAACACTGATACAATTAAAGTAGACCCTAAACTAAAATTAATTAGTGCGCGAGGTTCTTCTAAGCAAGCAGCACAGGGGATGTTGCAGCAGGGAGATATTGTGTACTTCGATACGTATAAGCAAGACGGACATATCGGTATTTATTCAGGTAACGGTAAGTTCATCGGATTCCAGACGAAAGCCGGTATCTCTGAGGCAAACATGGCGAGTGGTTACTACTGGAACAAATTTAACGGACATGTAAGACGACTACAGTAAAGGAAGGTGCTAACATGAGTGATAATTTCGATCTATCTGCATTCATTAATCCGGTATCCGGTATGCGTTTTCAATCTCAACTAGGGAAAGAAATGGAACGCAGATACAAAAAAGGACAAAGTGTGGTAAAGCTCTCATTAGCTCGTGTAGTGAAAGTAAACTACAAATATAATACAGTAGACGTTATCACAACGTTACACCGAAACTCTACTGTAAAGAACCCGGCAGATGAAGGACGCTTCTCCGCGAAGCTTCCTATCGGATTCGGAGGAACAACACCGGAAGGGAAACCGTTTGGTACAAACACGCTTGTAGCTGTCGGTTCTCTAGTTCTGATCGGTTTCTTGGAGGGGAATAAAGACCATCCTATCGTACTAAATATTTACGGAGATACTGATGGGCAGTCTAGACTTACACGTACGACATTAACATCTGCAGACGAGTCCCAAGAAGAAATCCAGCGTGAGTTATGGCAGCTGTTTACACTCTACCCATCTATGACATATAAGAATATCGATGGTAATGGAAACCAAGAAGTAACCTTTTCAGGGAAAACATTTTTAATCTCTACAGACACAGACCCGGAGAACGACTATATTAATGATGCTGAATTCGACTATGATCTTCTGCCAAATGCACGCTACGCGGACGGGGAGTTAATTGAGCCTAAGTCACCAGATGCTCCTACAGTCCTCTACGTTCATCAAGGTGTGTATGGAAACCATCGTGTAACTTTCTTCATCAAGTCAGACGGTACCGTACGATTAGGTAGCCGTCACACATCCGGAGAAGGAATTACATTTATGGAGCTAGGCACAAACGGTGCTTTCCACGTATTTCAGAAACGAGATACAGTAGACCCAGAAGACGAGTCTGAAAAGTTTTCTAGCCTAGGAATTGATGATACAGGAGCTGTTGCACTAGCTTCGTCTAATCACCGACTAGAGGTAAACGAGGAAGGTGTATTCGTAGATGGCAAAGAGCTTGCTTCCTTTATTGGTGGCGGTGGGGGAGACGATGATGACGACAATTCCTGGTCATTCGATGAATTGGTAGGTGAGCTAAAGAAGATGCAAACCCAGTTCGTTGTTGTAAATGGTCAGATACAGTCTAAAGTCGGATCAGAAACCTACTCAAAAGACCTAGGGGACATTAACTCTAAGGTAGCTGAGGTAGAGAGTAACATCGCAGATGTAACAGCTCGTGTAAATGAATCAGGCCAAAAGGTTGCATACACAGCAAAAGTTACAAGTACGAACGGTGCTGTAGTCGGTTCAGGTGAAACAAGCACAATCCTATTCTGTACTATTAAACAAGGTGAAGAAGATATTACAGACGCAGTAGACCCAACTAAGTTTATCTGGACACGAGTGTCTGATGGTATGGCCTCTGATACTACATGGAACTCAGCTAACGCAACAGGTAAGAAATCAATCACTGTTACTCAAGCAGACGTTAACAGTCGAGCTATCTTTGTTTGTAATATCGTTACAGACCAGTTTAATGTTACTGCACAGTTTGAGATCACAGATGCTGCCGACACACCTATTATCGATGATGCTACTAAGCTCACACGCTATCGTCGTTCAAAGGTAAGAGAAGACCTAGCAGTTATCGTAGGTAAATTCCTTAATAAAACGGATGTCATCCCAACAATCGCTCAGTTAGATGTTGCAGGCTTAGGAGAGGTTTACACGATCCGTAGAGCCGCTAAGAGTGTCGGAATGGCAACACTCAATACTTTATATGTAAATTATGAAAACGCCTATAACAGCCTGAAAACGTACTTATCCGCTATGAACCCTAAGCCGTGGGATATTACAGTTACAACAGTAAGTAATATTGATGCTACCGAGTGGGCAAACAAATGGGACGAGTACCGCTTAAGATACACCTTGCTCAACGTTGAGGTAGAAAAACGTAGAGCAGAGTATGCAGCAGCGATCGGAGATGAATATGTTAACAAGGCGATCCAGGCTGTTAGTAGTTCTGAGCAGTTTAAAACAGAACCGCTAACTAATCCGATGAACATTAATTCTCCTATCGCAAGTGTGGGATTACCCGAGTTCCAAGGAAGACACATTATCTCTTCAGCAAGTGTAGGGAGTAAGATCGTACCTGTTACATCACCAAGTTTCACTAGTGGAGCTACCTTAACTATCTATTCTACTTTTTATGGAGATGGAACAACTAATGATACATTCTCTTGGGATAAACAAGGGAGAGCGATTAAGGTAAAACGATGGGAAGACAACTCTGTAGATGGTGCAGACAATTGGGAGTTCTCCGAAGATCGTACAGGTTTCAAGATCGTTAAGCTAGCAGCTTATTCTCCATCTATGATTAGTAACTCAGCTCTAGTAGCTAACTTCCAAAGAGTGATGTTGACTACTATTGGAACTATCACAACGTACAACCAAGTTAAACTACAGGACACTGACCGTACACTTTTCATTTCCCTAAAGGACACAGATACGGGCTGGGGAGAAACATATACTCCTAGTGTAGACGAGATTAAAGCATACTTTAACGGGTGGGTAATGTGTAACGGTACGTTTGGGACTCCGTATAACGGGACAGGAAACAAAGTCTGGTACCCTGTAGGAGATGCAAACTTATCTCGATCTACAATGAGCAGCGACGGTACAGTGTTTAACCCGGTACCTACAACTGCCTCTGCATCGTTAGCCGACCAAACACTAACCAAGTATCAGATTGTTCATCAACTTGCGGATGCCATCCAGGAGACGGTTGACTTCGACGGTATCTTACCGTTAATCGTAGGGGATAACAATATCGATATTTCTTACCCGGAGAACACACCAACTATTCAGAACGGGTATGTGCGTTATGCGATTAACTTGGCTACGGTTACTGACACTCTGAAATATATCATTCCGATCTTACAGAAGCGAATTGCCAAAGCAGAGGAAACGATTACAGACGAGGCTATCACAAACACTGTAATGAACTCGATTGAATATCAGTTCGCTATGACAACAAAAGCAGATAAGGGTGATCTTTCTAACTACCCTACTAAAGGGGAACTAGATGATAAGCTGCAAGAAGGGCTAGGCTCTTTAGATTTCACTCCCTACATCACACAGTCCCAGCTAAACCAAACAGCTAGCGATATTACTGCTCGATTCTCCACAGGAGGCGGAGCAAACATCTTTAAGAATAGCATCGGTTTTGCTGGTTTAGACTTCTGGACGTACAAGGGGATAGTCGAGACCATTAACAATGTCGAACTAGATACCCTAGGATTTGGTAGCGGATTCCTGTTTAACCCAGATGGTATAGAAAAAGAAATCGTGCAGGAGTTAAATGTCATCCCGGATCAGCCCTACACACTTTCTTGGTATCTTAACAAGCGTACAGCTGGCCCTGACGATACATACCGTTTCCATATAGACGTGATAGAGGGCGATGTCGTCACACATGAGTTAGCAGATAATAGCAGCGACACAACCGTAGGGTACCTAGGAAACAACTTCACCTTTACACCGACAGGAGCTACAATAAAAGTAAGATTCAGAGCTGGAAGTAACGTAGACGCAACATTAACAGGTGTTATGCTCTCTATCGGAGAAATTGCACTAAAATGGTCACTTGCTACAGGTGAGGTCTACAATACAAATGTTCGAATGGACATACGAGGTATCCGAGTATCCCAATTAGACGCAAACAAGCAGGAGGTCGGGTATACCCAAATTACTCCGGATGAGTTTGCAGGGTTCCACAAAGATGAAACAGGTGCATTCAAGAAAGTCTTCTATCAGAACGGAGATGAAACAGTAGCAACTAGATTAAGAGCTGAGCAAGAGATTAACATGGGGCCTATAAAAGTCATCAATGTAAACTCTGGTGGATTCAGCGGCTGGGCATTCGTCGCCAACGTAGACTAAAACACTAATACAATCACCTAGTGTCTCTATGGTATAATAGTAATAGAGACACTAGGTGTTTTTTTATATTAGGATTAGAAAGATTTAATGCAAAATAAGGAGGTACACTTATGGCATCAGGGGTTATTTCAACCAAGGTAGCTTCTAACTATGAGCTGTCAATTGAATGGACATCATCAATAAATACAACAGGTAACTATAGTACTGTAACGGCTAAGATGTACTGGGAAGCGGATCGATATGGTTCTGTTAACTCTAGTACAGTAAAAGACGGAGCCATTATCATAGACGGAACAACATTCACATTTAGTGGGGCAGGTCTAGCTGACCTAAACCCAGGTCAAAAGAAACTAATTGCTACTAAGTCTAAAAACGTATACCACAATACGGATGGGACAAAAAGCTTTTCACTTGACGGATACTTCGATGCTGATGTGACGTTAAGCGGTACACAGTACAGCCGAATTAATCTAACTGCGAAGACCTTTCCATTGGACGATATACCTAGAAAGTCTTCCTTATCGTCGAGCCCTAGCTTTACGTCTACAGAAAACTATACGCTAACAATTTCCCGAGCTTCTAACTCATTCAGTCATGTTGCGTATATTGACGTACAAAAGAAAGATGGAAGCTGGCAGTTTATCAAGTCCATAGATTTTTCTACTTCCGAGACATCTAAGTCGTCTTCTTGGAATGTGACGGATAATACAAGGGTATTTGATGCATTGGATGGCCGATCTTCTGCACCTATGCGGATCAACTTAAACACTTACAACGGTTCATCCAATCTAGGCTACAATACCTACACAGGAACCGTAACCGCCTCTAAAGCCTCGGACGGTTATCCTGTATACGGACAAGCCGGTGGCGATTCTAAGATGTATGTAGGTCAAGGGGTTGGGATTAGTATCGGACGAGATAATCCAACATTCCTACATAAGGTAGAGATAACGGTAGGTTCTTTTACAAAGACATTAACAGATGTGTCTACAGGAACGACATGGACTCCTAACGACACTGAGCAGGCTGCCTTATACTCTGCTATCGGATCAACTAAGTCTAGCCTAGCAGGTACGGTAAAGACTACGACTTATTATAACGGAGAACAGGTAAGATCAGCTACAACAAAAACAATTACTTTTTATGTAAACACAGATACTAGTGGCCCTATCTTTTCTGCTACAGGGATCACCTATGCAGATGTGAATGCAGTTACTGTTGCTGTAACAGGAGCTGCTACGACGATTGTACAGAACAAGTCATCATTACGGGTAACTATCCCATCTGGTTCTAAAGCGACTGCTCAGAATGGAGCTTCCATAAGCACCTATTCAGTCACAGTCAACGGGGTTACCAAAGTAGTAAATAGCACTTCTGGAAGTATTACCATCGACTACGGGGCAGTTAGCGCAGCCACAAACGTGGTAGCAACAATTAGGGCTACGGATAGCCGTGGGTTATCCACAACAGTTCCTATCACCGTTTTAGTAGTCCCTTATTCAAGCCCTGTTGTGAACTATTCTATCCGTAGACGAAATGGTTTTGAAGACACCGTTGACTTAACGGTAACAGGTACGATATCTCCGATAACCATTTCAGGAGCACAGAAGAACAGCTTACAAGGTGTAGGAGGGGCAACCGCAGCTGTCCAGTATCGTTACAGAGAGAACAAGTCCGGGACAAGTTTCACACCGTGGAAAGATTTTGTGTACTCTACATCTGGCGTAGGTTATACAGCTAACCCAACAGAAGAAGTACTAGACAACACAAAAGCCTATGTCTTCGAAATTCAAGTATCTGATAAATTAACCACAACAACGATGTCGAAGAATGTAGCTTCCGGTAAACCGATCTTTTTTATTGATAGTGCAATGAACGCTGCAGCTGTTAATAAGTTCCCTTCTAAGCCAAATGGATTCGAGATTGAGGGGGATATGCGAGCTACAGCTGGGTTAGAAGCTTATAACAAACCATTTATTAATGAGATCACATCTAACCTACCAGCTACTCCTGGGTGGTATCGTATTGCTAAAACAAACTGGGTCGATGTGGGTAACAATAACGCAGTATTTGAAGTGTATACACCTATTGCTTCTGCCCATTCTTTTGTTCGATTCGAAGCAGGGATGGCCTTTAGCCAGGGGGTCAGTCTTACACAAACTAGCTATTCTACAGTAGGGAGCACACCAGCCATTTCAGCAGTTCGAATTGTGTACCCAGATTCAATTACAGGGGGCACGGGTTACTTAGAGGTTTACAGTACACGGTCTTCTACAGTACCTATTACTATTCGAATGATGTTAGGGACTATTGCAGCTACATCTAACTGGTCATTGATAACACCTATAGCGGGCAGTGTCCCGACCGGAACGCAGTCTAAGAGTCTAACCTTTCAGAATGGTCTTAGATATCGTCCGCAGGACTTAGTAACTCCAACACCCTATAAGGGGATTAATTACCCATCTTATCATCCATATGCTTACAATAAAGATGCAGGAGGGTACGTTCACCTATACGGTATGTTAGACCAGGTAGCTAATGGTGACATTATTCACCAATTACCCGTAGGTTATCGCCCGAGTGCTCGTTTAGCCTTTAGTGTTATTGGATCAGGTTATACTAGTGCAGCTAGGGTGGATGTGTATTCTACCGGCGATGTTAAGATTGAGAACTTGTCGGGGTCTTGGATCAGTTTATCCGGTATTACATTCTTAGCACCAGATAGTTAAAAGTGGAGGTGAAACGTAAATGCTCAAGCAATTTTATCATGTAAACGACGAAGGGTATGTCCTAGAAACATATGTGTTAGATGATGCAGAAGTTCCACCCAACTATTTCGAGGGGTGGGATAATACGATAGAAAAACCAAAGTGGGACTTTGAAAAAGGGACTTGGGTAGAGGATAGACCTTTCGAGGACAAGCTAGCGGAGGCAAAGCTGAAAAAGTTTAAAGAACTAGACAGTGTGTGTACGCAGGAGATACTTGGCTATTTTACTGCTACTGTACGAGACCAGGAGTACTTGTTCTCTTTTGACTCGGAAGCACAGTTTAACTTTAACGGCACCTTATCATTATTTAACGCCAAATTGATCGATTCAATTCAGTGGACAGCTTGGCAAGATGAAAAAGCTAAACGAATTACATTAAGCTACGAAGAGTTCTTACTAGTAATTTTTCCTGGATTCCAACACAAGGATGACAAAATTTTTAGACTGCGTAACATGTTAGAACCTTATCTAAATTCATTCACCACCGTAGAAGAAGTTGAAGCCCTCACATGGGATACAGAGGTTCCCGAAGAATACATTATTAGAGACTAGGAGTGGATGAAGATGTCATATATCGAGCCAGGAGATATTATATTTTACAGGCCGACAGGGTTTATTGGCTGGGCAATTAGCAAAATTACAAAGTCCGAATACAGTCATGTAGCTCTAGCAATAGATAGTTACCACATTATCGAAGCGGATAAGTTTATTAAATCCCAGATATCTGATTTAAGCTATGTAGAAAACATTCATAAAGTTTACCGAATTCGAGACATTGACAAGGCTACGCAGTTCGCGGTAACAACAGAAGCACTAACCATGTTAGGCTCTAACTATGACTACTCACAAGTGTTCGGGTTGTTTTTCCGGATCATCCTCCAAAGAGACAAGATATCGTTGAATAGAGCCAACAAATATATCTGCTCAGAAATTATCGATACTTCCTTATTCCGAGCGAAGGTTCCACGAAGAGATATGAAGCATCTAGGAGATATTACGCCCCAGGAGCTATTCGATAAGTATAACTTGGTAGAAGTGAAGTAGGAGGGATTTCCCTCCTTTTCTTATATTAGAGAAGAAAGGCGGTGGATACAATGGGTATCTCAGATGGCAAAGGTGTTTTACGAAAGATTGCCTTCCAGCTAAATGACACATTCTTTAGATTTGCAATCAACCCGGATAATATGGTATATGCTAATCCGCACCGAACAACAGCTGTTAAAACGAAAAGTAAAATTATTATAGAAGATTTCCAGGAGGATATTCCCTCTGTAACGATTAGCGGAACTACGGGTCTAAACCCTACAGGGGTAGCTAGTGACCGCGGGATCGCTAAAATAAGAGAAATGAAAAACTTTTTAAAGAACTATGCTTCTCTAGGGGGTAATGGAAAGAAATCGACATCGGATTTTTATTTCCACGACTTTACGAATGGTGAGCATTATGTTGTGCATCTATCTCCGGAAGGTGTGAACTATACACAAGATGCTAACTCTCCGTTAACCTATCGATACGATATTAAGTTTGTTATTCTTCGAAGAGCAGGGGAGATTGATGATAGTGATTCTGCTAGTCCAGAAATCGGAAACCGCTTCCCCTCTCTCCCTGTCCCAGATTGGATGCAAAACGGAGGAGGCGTAGGCTCAGGAGCGCAAGACAGCAATGGAAACACAGGAGACGACAAGGTGTATGATCCTACATCCGGAAACGATAGCATTTACAATAAAGGTGCTGGTAGTAACTACGTTCCTAATTCCAACGGCTCACCTATTAACCCGCAGGCTCCATCGCGAAGCTCGTACACAGCCGGTCAAACAGGGTTAGGATACGCAATTGGTTATTACTTACGAAATAATGGAGGTGGTAGATAATGAAATATGCTTCAGAGCTTATTCGATTTGTCTCAAGTATTCCGGTATTAATCGATGGGACAGTACCAATGAATCGTACAGACGAGGATAATCCATTTGTATCTCAATTATACACACCTACATATTCACTATCTACTATTTCCAGGCTCGTTCAGAATTTATTGGTTAGTGGTAAAATAGAAGTAGTAGAGGCAGAAACGGATGGAACGACAATTGTTCACCGCGCATTTAACAGTAACCTAGCATCTGCATACCCTCGTATTTATCTCTTACTTCGTATTGCTGTTCTTGAGTCTTTCTCAATCCTATACATGATTGATAACGACCCTATTCAACTACAGTACGTATCAAAGAAAGATATCCTACGAGCTCGAGAAAACTTAAATTACTTAGCAGACTTCTTTGGTACTAAGCCTGCTTACTATTCGTTCATTGAAAGTATGCGAGACATGAACATCTCTCTCGGTTACTTAGAGAACCAGATAGAAGTTATTATGGACGAGAAAGGAGTTCGCTAATGAGCAAATTTCGACAGCATATTATTAAAGAGGGGGATACCCTGCAGGGGATTTCACAGCAGCACTTAGGGGATATGTCCCAGTGGCAAGACCTCGCACGGTTTAACAATCTTCAATACCCCTACCTGGTGGATACAACAACAGAAAAGATGGAGAATCCAGACCACCTTCTAACGATTGGGGATGTCCTTCTTATTAAGATAGAGAATGATGTACAGTCTAACCTTATTCAACAGTTAAAACGAACAAGCGAATATGACCAGGAAGAATTGTTTGCCTTAGCGCTAGGTAAGGACTTCGATATTTTACCTAAGCCACGGACACTAACAGAACCTAGTCGAGATTCAGAAGTATTCGAACTAAAGGCTAATAACCGGGGCGGGCTTAAAACGATCCGAGGGATTGAGAACTTAAAGCAGTCTTTGTACATCCGACTTATCACTCCTAGAGGAAGCTATGTTGGGCACCCTTCTTACGGATCAGACTTACATAAATACCTTGGGATGAAGAATACAGAAGAGAACGCAGCTCTTATCGATTTAGAGATCGAACGTACTTTACGAACAGATGGGCGTGTAACGAACTGTGAGATGCTATACCGATCTATTAAAGGGAACGGATACGAAGCTACGTTTAGTGTTACATCTATCTCCCTAGAGGAAGCTTTTGAGTTCTCTATTGCAGCACAAAATAACGGCCCGGTAGTCCTAACTGATAACTACCGAGATTTCAGTGTATAGAAAGCAGGTGAGCTTATGAAATTTAAACGGATGTCCGAAATTTATTCACGACTCCTAGACTACACAATTACAAATACAGATGAGATTAATGACTTCTCGGTGGGGAGCGCCGCTAGAGCGATGTATGAGGCTATCTCGATGGAGTTAGAACAGTACTATGTCCTGAATAGGGAGAACATGACAGAGGCCATTGAGCAGGGCGTGTACAGCTCATTTGGGTTCACACGAAAGAAATCAGTACGAGCTTATGGCGTTGTTCAAGTGTCATTCCATAATGCGCTACAAAATGATGTCATTTTATCTAGGGGTTCTCGCTTCCTATCTAGCTCTACAGCATATCCACAGTTATACGAAACATTAGTGGACTACCGTATTCCTAAAGGATCACTAGTAGCGGATTTCGAAGTATACTGTTTGTCTCCTGGATCGACAGGAAACATTCCAGAGAAGACATTAGATATGATGCAGTCTCCAATTGCTAACGTTAGTAAGGTATCCAACCCTTCTGCATTTCAAACAGGTCAAGACCAAGAGCCTCTAGAGGAGCAGAGAGCCCGTTTTAGCGCTTTTATTAAAGCCCTAAGCAAAGCTACTAAACCTGCTATTGAATACGGTACGCGGACAGTAGAGGAGGTTGCAGGGGTATTTGTAGATGAGGAAACCGGAAGGGTAAACGTGTATGCACACGACCGCAATGGAAATCTCCCGGATAGTGTTAAACTAAAGATAGAGACGGTGTTAGAGGGTTACCGAGCAGCTGGTATTCCGGTACGTGTTCTTCCAGTAACAAGAAAAGCGGTAGACGTAGACGTAGTTGTTACACTAACAAATAAAAATGCAATCACGGCGGCACTTAAGAGCAGAATCGAACTTGAAATTTCTCGCTACTTAAACAGTATGCAGACTTCCCAAAGTTTAATCCTATCTGACTTAACTAGTGTGATACGTTATCTAGATCGACAGCTGATCTACGATGTATCTTTCAATAATCCTAAAGGGAATACGATCCTGCAGGGTTCCGAAATTATTCGAGCAGGTACTGTAAATGTGACACTACAATAGAAAGGAGGCGATCACATGTCATTTTTACGTCACCTGCTCCCTGCCTGGAAGCGAGGGATTGAAGATAAACGAAAAGCTAACGCAGCAATATTAGCAGCTATCGACAGAGAGCTAAAAGATACGGAAAAGGAAACCATTCAGAGTAAACTTCTTATGTCTCTTAACACCTCTGAGGACGAATGGCTAGACCAATATGGGAATCTATTTGGGGTGTTGCGTAAAGAGGGAGAAGAGGATAGTACATACCGTAACCGTATTATCGCTTATGTACTGTTAAAGCGAGGCACGATCCCGGCCATTAAAGAAGCAATTCAAGCATTCCTGGGTGACTACGGAGACTACATTGAAATTTATGAGCCGTACAAAAACGTATTTACTTTGAATAAGTCGAAGTTAAACGGGCCCGATCACTTTCTAGGGCAGTACTATACGGTTGCTGTTATTGATATTCGTATCTCTCGTCCTTTCCCTGCAGGAATCATAGACATTATTAATGAATTCAAACCAGCCGGGGTTACTTTTCGATTAACGTACAGACCTAACTCCCTTGATCCTGACGCAGAAGTGGTAGAGCTTCCGCCTGCAAATAGTGAAATCTTTCCGTCTATCACACGCCTAACGGTTTCGAACGGTGCAAGTGAACGTATTAGAGGGCATCTAAACCTAACGGCGTCTTCTCGTACCGGAAATGACAGCGGACTATTTACACTTAATAAAAGTAATCTTAACTCGCTAGACCGATTAGCAGGTTCATTATCAGCAGCTAACTCTAATTATAACCTAGCTACTTTTTCTACACAAGACTTACTGTTCTCGGAAGACACGAAAATAGAAGACGTAATGAATAGTAGTGAGGCTGTATCCCCGGACTTCTACACGAAGACAGGTAGGGTAGATGACCAGTATGCTGCCCAGACAGTGTATACGGGCTCTGACAGCTTCTTATACTTCACGATGGATGTTGCGACATACTTTAACCATAGCTATAGCAAATACCTTCGTCAGGCCGCTCCTAGCGGTGTGTATACGAAAGAAACATATGCAGGTTTAATGGATGGCTCCTATGTTCAATACAAGCTTAGTGCAATGCTATCTTCCGAGGTAAACTATGAGGTACAAGCTTTTGATTTGGAGCAAGGACAGTGGATTGACTTACATAACGATTCGGTGGGTGCTCGTTATACTAATAATATCGTATCCATTGACAATGTTGTAAATTATCTATCTGAGAATGGGCTAATGTTTATTCGATTCAAGTTCCCTACCGCAGATCAGGATGTAGAACATACCACTTATCAAGCGCCCGGCTTCACAAGCGAAAATTATGAGCTTGTACTAAGTGGAGGTAACTTTACAGATGCGGAAAGTGAAGAGACTATTAGCGGGAACTACGAGAACGTAGGAGAAGCCTTTGACATTCGATTAGACTTCTTTGAACTAGGATTCAATAAAAATGTAACTCGCAATTTCTCAGAAGGTGCTTACCTGACATCGGTTACAGAAATTACAACAATCGTCGATAAATCAGTAACGTACACAACGTACAGCGGTGTTGAATCTTCTAGCGAGACCTATGAGTTCGTAATAGACGGCGGTACACCTGAAGATCATACGTATACAGAAGTGATTGACGGAAACTATAAGGAGTTCTAATGAGCTCCTTCCTATATGAATGGAGGTAGACCAAATGGCAAGCATTACAAAATATGTAAAAATGCTTATGAGGAAAGGTCTTAAAGCAGATATCAAAACATTAGATGAGGCAGAAATGGGGTTAGCTACCGATACTAAAGAAGTCTTTGTAGGGGCTAACGGTGGTAATGTTCAGTTAGCCAAACAAACAGATGTTGCAACAGCCCTTCAAAACCTAGGCGACCCTTCTGTTTTCGAAGTGACAGGGAGCAGTCTTACAGATAAAACTAGAAACGAGTTTAACCAGCGGGCATTTAATATTAAACGATGGGAGAATTTAAAGGTTTCAGTAGCAGGGGGTTATGATTGGTCTCCTGCTTTCCAGGCGGCAATTAAGTTTATTATGGAGAGAGGAGGAGGTTGCCTACTTTTACCTGATGACAACTATACGTTATACGCAGATGTGTATACTCACCCATCTAATCTAAACCCTGCTTTTGTTAATTCTCCTTTAACGATTAAAGGGGTTACCCCGGTTGTGGCAAGTTTATATAACACAGTAAAAACATCTGCACGTTTGATTAAAAAGCAGGCAGGGTCTCTTTTAGGGGTTAACTACAATGAGACCACACCAGCAGTATTAACAGGCACAGGAGTATATCGTAACCTTTATCTAAAGAATCTCGATTTTTACGGTGGAGGTACTTATGACACTAAGTACACAAATGTTATGACATCTACACTAAACATGATCGGAGTAGAAAAACATAACTCCGCTGTAGCTATGGAAGACTGTCATTTCTGGGGTATGGCCTGGGGAGTGTACGACCCTGAGACTGTAAACGCTGTGGATAACTACTGTGACCAGTCTACGTACCGAAGACTAGGGTTTTCTAGTATGGGGACAGGCTGGATTCAAGCATACCGATCTGACTCATCTATTTTTGAGGGTATCTACGGGTACGACATGGCAATAAGCTGTCAGTATGGTATCCGTGTAAAGAAGGGTGAAGCATTCAGCATGAAAGGGGTTTTGTGTGCGGGTAAGGCGATGCATCTAGCACAGAACTTTAAACTTATTAGCGCAGAATATTGTAACTCTTTCACTCTAGAGGACGTTTACATGGAACGTATTGAGGGTGTTGGAGTCTACTTGGACAATAACAAGAATGTTACAATTAAGGATTCTGGGGTTCGCCATTATGGTAAAACTTATATTAAAGGTATAAATAACCGTAATATTAAGGTCGCAGGTTGGTACGCCCATGTAGAAGAGGGTAAGGTGTTAGACCGAGACCCAAGTACAGGGGACACAGGGGATTATACAAAATATGCGTCTATTACTTTACCTGTAGAATTTGACTTTGATAGTACAAACACTAATGTTCAATACGAAAACACCTTCTTTAGAAACGGAGTACATTCTAGTGGGAGTTTCTCTGAGACTACGGCTCGTATAGTACCTAGATTAAACACTTCATCAAAGGCAGTTTATCAGGTAGGCGACCGTTACACGTTCGATGTGATCTACGATGGGTCTAAGTTTGTAGCTAGTGTAGGAGGAGTACAAATAGCTTTCGGTACACTGTTTGCTTCTAGCAACCCTACATTTAACACGTCTACCGGGGAGCTAACATTCCCTACAGACGGGGCTTTCACTAACCTGAGTTCCGCTAATGTGTCCGGAAGACGATCAGCTTCTGGTGTTGTGAATTTTGCCTCTAAAATTAGTTCTACACCTTTAACAGTTCGCTTGTACAATTTTGTGGGTGGGGCACTTATTACTACCTCAGCCGATGTCGCTTTCTCGGTTACTTTACACGTCTAGGTAGGGTGTACACTTTACAAACAGCCTCCCCAATCTGGGAGGCTTTAGCTATATTATAATAAAGTTGTACCTTACATAGTGTTATATTAGAACTAGTAGAATCTCATAAAGGAGGTTATTAAAACTATGGCAGACGATATCAAAAAAGTCAAGATACAAGTCAGACGTGGATTAGAATCAGAACTAACTGATCTGTCTACTGGTGAACCGGCCCTATCTTCTGATACAAGCAAATTTTATGTCGGAACAGGTAATGGGAACAAATCCCAACTAGCTAAGCAAAGCCAAGTAGATACCATCCAAACTGACGTTACAAATGCCAAAACAAACATTACTAGTCTTCAGACTGATAATACAAAAAATAAACAAGATATCACTCAATTAAAGACAGATACAACAGGTGTACGTAATGACCTAAACAGTACAATTAATACTGTAGGTGATCTAGGTACAGAGGTAGAAACAAACACGAATGATATCTCCACACTAAAAGGTACAAAGACAGAAGTAGAGGCAGCTAGGGGAACAGCTAGTTCACTAAAAGATCGCTTTGACAGCATGGAAAAAGCTAGACGTAGGCAAGTTCTAACAGCTACTGCAGATGGACAAACAGTGTTTACCATTACTAATGGTTCCTATGTCGTTGGTTCTGAGACCCTAGACGTAGTAGTAAAAGGTGTATGGCAGCCGCCTAATTCCGGCGCTTACACGGAAACAAACTCTACGACTGTAACTCTATCAGAAGGGGTACCTAAAGGAACAAAAGTAGCACTTTACTGGTTAGAAGGCAAACTACCTATTCAGTTTGGGCACAACACTACCCACTATAGTGATGGACAAGACCCTATCGATGTTACAAAACTAAAGAACTATTCTGAGAATGTTAGTACACCTATCTCAACGCTTAATAAGCGCACTACAGCGTTTATTAATATGCTAGAAACTACAGCTAAAGGTGACGGTGCAACAAACGATACAGCCGTATTTACAAGCTTAGAAAACAGCTTCTCAGACAAGATTATCGACCTTAATGGTAAAACATATCTAGTAGATAGTCTACCAACAAAAAACAAGTACGTCAACGGTCGTTTCCTCTCCGGCGGTAGTTATTTCGACACTAGTTTCACAATTAATGTAAAGTCGAACCACGGAGTAATTGCACTAGGACTAGGGGCTGCCGCAGCATCACCAACTTTCCCGGTATACGTAGGAGCAGACAAGTTCTATAAGAACATCGCTATTGGTGGCTATGCAATGAAGAACAGCTATGGCTCCTTTAATAACATCGCTATCGGGTGGAATACAATGGAAGCTGCTACAACAGGGGAGCTTTACAACATCGGTATTGGTAATGAGGCTCTTTGGAGTCTGAAGAAGACAGATATGGCTAACGGCTTTGCTGCTACTCGTAACCTTGCTATAGGAATGAACTCTATGCGTTACCTAGTGAATGGGCACCATAATGCTGCACTAGGTAGAAACTCTCTACAGTGTATCGTAGACGGAACATACAATGCTATTTACGGAGTTAACGCAATGGCCGGTGTTGCTCCTCTAGACCTAACAGGAAATATTATCAGCTACTCTACGTCTAATGCGTCTGAAAATACAGCTATGGGTAATGCAGCGCTACTCAATAACGTGGCCAATGAAAACACAGCTACAGGTTCTTACGCAGCTACTAACCTAACAAAAGCTACACGAACAGTTGCAAATGGTCGTAATGCCTTAATGAACTTACAAAAAGACATGACCGCTCAAGGAAATAATAAATACTTCTGGTCTAAGACAGGCACGTACTCTTGGTCAGGTACAACGATCACAGTTACGATCACAGGACACGGATTGCAGAATGGTTATCTTATTTCTCTAAAGTTAGACACGGGAGCTAACTTAAAAACATCTGAAGAGAACCAATACACGGTAGCTAATGTAACAGCAGATACGTTCACAATCACCGCACCATTATCTAACACAACAACAGGTAACTGCTCATCTACTTGGTGGAGTGACCAGGCAGCCAATACAAAAGTATCCGACAACAATACTGCTTCTGGGCATAGTGCGATGGAGAACACTGTATGGGGCCAGAATAACTCAGCTTACGGTACCTGGGCACTTCGTAATATGAACGGGGATTTCAACTCGTTCTTTGGAGTTTTATCTGGTACATTCTTAACAGGTGGGTCTAAAAACTCTGGTTTAGGGTATGGGGCTCTACGTTACATGCAAGATGGCTCTAACGCTACCAATATCACAAACTCTACAGGTATCGGTAATGACTCTCGCGTGAGTGGGAGTAACCAAGTACAACTAGGGGATGCAAATACAACTACTTATGCTTATGGTGCTGTACAGTCTCGTTCGGATGCACGAGATAAAATCGACATCGAAGACAATAGTTTAGGTCTAGAGTTCATCAACAAAATCCGAGTACGTGACTTCCGTTATAACTACCGTGAGTTATACAAAGATGGGGACAACTCCACTGAAGAAAAAGCAGGGGAGCGTAAGCACCTAGGGGTCATTGCTCAGGAAGTTAAGGAAGTTATGGATGAGCTAGGAGTAGATTTTGATGGCTACCAGGATCATAGTATTAACGGCGGCAACGATGTTCTATCAATTGGGTACTCACAGTTCATTATGCCACTCATTAACTCCGTAAAAGAGTTAAACAAACAAGGAGAAGAAAAAGATAAACAAATTGATAGCTTAAAATCTGCCCTAGAAAAACAGAATGAGATACTTCAAGCATTGCTTGAACGAGTAGAAAAGTTAGAGGCTAACTAGGAGGCGATTAGATGTTAGAAAAACCAAATACCTTTATGTTGGACACCGATGTTCAACAAACATTACAAACAAATACCGCTAACATTGCTAAGCTACAAGACCGTAACAAGATGGTTGTTACTCCCGAAGAATATGGGGCAGTCGGAGACGGTATAGCTGATGATACTACCCCTCTACAAAATATGATTAATGCCATTCAAGGGACTGGTGCTATCGCCCAGTTCCGTCCATCAAGTAAGTATAAAATCACTAACACACTAGTTGTTACAGGTTCAATTGCATTTAAAGGAGACACCCAGAACAGACCTAAGATATTTTCGTCTTCTCAAACTTTCACAGGTATGACAGTAGATGGGTCACTGGTAGGCACTACCCAGTTAGCAGCTTCCGCTACAATCAATACAGATTACATTGATGTGGTAGACGCGTCTAAAATTGCAGCAGGTAACTTAATCGAAATTGTCTCTAGTAAATCATGGTACCATGATGCTCGTGAAGATTCGACAGATGCACGCAAAGCAGAACTTCATCGAGTAGAAAAGGTTACTGGTAACCGTGTATACCTATCAGACGGCCTATTTGATGGCTATGTACTAGCTAGTGAGACCGTAGATGTGACTATTTATACTCCTGTTCGTTTCTCTATGCATAACATGGAGTTAGCCTTAACTAAATATGCAGGAAACACCGATTCGATTCGTAAGGTTGGTATCTTAATTAACCATACAATCGACGCTCTTTTAGAAAACGTACATGTAACCGATGCACAGAATGCAGGGTTATCTATTCAGCACAGCTATCGCCCAGTTATTCAGGGCGGGAAGACAAGCGGAGCGAATAACTATTTCTCTGGTTATGGTGTACAAATTGTTGGGTGTACCCACGCTCGAGTGTATAATCGCTTTACTACAGCTAGTCGTCGAGGAATAGACGTTAGTGGATTTACTGTTCCTTCCCATCATACGGTCATTGACGGTTGTACTGTAGTAGGTAGCGGCTACAACAGTATGGGAGAAAAATACGGATTCTTGGACAATCACGGGACAGGTGCCTACTGCGGTGGTATCGGTACTCACGGGCCTGCCGATCACACAGTTATCAGAAACAACACATTCCAGTACCTACACACAGCTATTATTGACCGATCACGAAACATGTTAGCCGAAGGTAACTACTTTATTGGTGACTTTGCTAAGGTAGTAATCGATGCGTCTTTTGGAGAAAACAATATCTATAAAAACAATACATGCGTAGATAATTATTCGGGGTTAAAAGAGAAAACGGTTTCCGATGGTGGAGCTAACATTAATAGCCGTAGACCTAAGATATTCATTCGATTCCAGGCTTCTGGGTTAGTCAACGGTTCGTCTGGTGGGTTTGCACACGTTGAAGGTAACTTTGCAATGGTACAAGACACTTTCATTGAGTTCTATGGTGAAGCAGCTGACGCAGTGGTACCTACTTTAAAGAACTTTACCATAAAGGATAATACAGTTTACTTTGCACCTTATGCATCGACTGACCCAGCTTACTTTGTTAACAATGCTACGGTGAACAATGCGTCTATTCTTATGAGTGGCTCTGTATTCAGGAATAACTCATGGAAACGTACAAGCGGTTCAGGCCCGGTGTACGTATTTGGCAAAGTAGACCCACGCCAGGCATCGGAAGTAGACGGCCCTAAAGCTTTCTCTTTCTATATGACAGACGACTCAGTAAGCTCCATCCTTCTAGGAAACTCTAACATGTTCTATGCGCGTATGATCGTGGACGCAGGGGGCTCCTCTGGGGGCGCTTATGGATGTGTACGTATCGGACAAGGGTATAATACTACAAATGATATTGGTACGTCTAATAACATCACAGGCGTTGCTAGCGTTCCTACAGGTACAACCGGTACAGATGGAAAGCTAAACCTAGCAGTTCAAGACGGTATACTCTATGTAGAGAACAGGTTAGGGTCTACTCAGCGTATTATGATTACAGTGATGAATGCTGTTTAACTGAAAGAGACATCCGAAAGGGTGTCTTTTGTTATATTATATAGGAGTTAACTATAAGAACGGAGGTACATAAATGGGTAATTTATTTAGAGATAACATATACAACGAATTTCCTGATCCGAATAAGAAGATTGAGGAGCTAGGAAAAAATCAAACATACACTAAGTATTTTGTAAACGCAGTAGAGGCAGGAGCAAAAGGGGACGGTACAGATGAAACAACCCTTTTACAGCAAGCACTTGATTCGGTACCTAGCGGTGGTGAGTTTCATTTCCCTTCTACTTACGCATTCAACTTTACTTCACTAACACTACGTAAGTCGGATGTAAAGATTACAGGGAAAGGGAAGTTAACAGGTACTATCATAGTAGATGCACCCTTGGTTGTTTCTGAAATGATATTTGATATGTCCGGTTTACTATTCGACAATGTAGACTTAACTAAGAACGCTATTGAGGTTAAGCGAGCAAGGCGCGGATTTATTAAAGGGTGTACATTTAAAAATTGTGATAAGACTATCTTAGCTAATCCACCTAGCGGGGCTGCGGATCATTCGATCGGGCAGGTTATCATTGACGGGAACCACTTCTTCGGAGTAAACTATGCTTTTTACGTATCAAAAGGCGGAAACACCTCTTGGATGATTACAAACGACTGCCACTTTACAAACAATATTATAAATGTCGCTAAAAAAAGCCATGTTTACTGTGAATCAATAGATGGTCTTGTAGTAGATGGGAATACTTGTTTCTTCCCTAACTACGCCAGTCAAGATCAGGTGAAGGAGTTCAATATTTACATCGGCGGTCAATCGGACTGGGTTATCATCGTGAACAATAACTTATTTGAAGCTGGTAAAGATGCTATCAAGTTAGTAAACCCTAAACGCTTCACCATCGGTAATAACTTAATCGCATGGTGTGGTCAACGTGATCTATCTGACGGTATCAACATAAGCGGTACCAGTTCTCATAAGGGTACAATAGCTAATAACACTATCACTTACCCTACAAAACACGGTGTAACTATCGACCAAAACGGGGAAGTTACTTTTAATGGTAACAATATCGAGTACAGTGCAACGCCACCAAGTTATTACGGGGCAACTGCTATGTCCTCTATCTCCCATTACGCCTTATATGTAACGGATACAAATCCGCAGTCTAAGAAAGTAGAAACACGAGGAAATATCCATCAAGGTCTAACACTATACAATAAGGGTCAAACTCCTTACCGATTCGTAGGTATTCGGGAGCGGTATTTCTTCAAAAACATTACAGCGGCTAGCACTCCGGTATGTACACTAGGTTCCGATAACGGAGACACAGTGCAGTATGACGGGATGGCTATCGTTCGTGTGAGTAACACGGACTCACTAAGTGGAAATAGCGCTTCCTATATTCTTCATATAGGTAAACACGCAGTTAACAGTGGAGTTAACGAGATTTCTAAAAACGGGCTAGTAACAGGGGGTAGTGCAAACCACCCTAGCTTTACATTTTCTATAGATACAACAAACAATCAATTACTAGCTACCCCGGTAGGTAGTACATCAGGTACATTCTATTTTTATGTAACGGTTCTACACAATCTAACTATGATGTAAGTCATAGCCTATCGAGACACCCTCATGGGTGTTTCTTTGTTATATGCTATAATATATTTATAGGCTTAAATACTGTTATATTAAGAATAGAAGCGCGTTTAAAAGATAATGAGAGGGTGAAAATAAATGCCTACAACTACTTTAGTATCTCATATTGCAGCAGCAATTTTGTTACAGCAAAGACATGAAGGAGCGTATCTAGTACTAGGGAAGACATCGGCCTGGGATAACGAAAATAACCCACCGGAAGAAGACCCAAACACAGAGGCGATTTCAGAAGTTATCGGCTATAAAAAAGTAAAACAGTTTTCCCTTGCTAGACCTTTAAATACAAATGAGACAACTTCCTACCCTGTAGTTACATACGGAGGGCAACAGTGGGTTCTTATCCCTGCAGACAAAGCTTATGCAGAGAAGGCTCGATGGATTTATGTAGAAGCTGAAGTTCTACCAGATGACTTCCCTTTAGGTGAGTATAGGCAAATAGGAGTTCATTTAGACTTAGTTCCTAAGAGCGGAGTTACTAAACAGAACCTCCTACCTTCTGAAGTAGAATCCCCGGGACAACTACAATTCTTTGAAAATAAAGAACTACAAAACAGAACGTCTAGCGTATATGTGCAAGAACAGTTCATTATCGCTGTATAGAATAGGAGTGAATTACTTTGGCAGAAATCAATCAAAACCAAGCACCATACAATGATCGTTTTGATCCGGATAAGGATCGCACAAAAGTTTTATTTCGTCCAGATCGTCCATTACAACAATCAGAGTTAAACGAGTTACAGTCTATCCAAGAGTACAATGTACGTACACTAGGGGATAGCATTTTTGCAGACGGTGATATCCAAACAGGTATGTCGTTCTCTGTTGCAAATGGGAAGATTAAAATTGAGGATGGCCTTGTTTACCTTGCTGGTCGTGTACGTAAGTTTAAAGAACAAGAGATCGCATTCGCTGGAACGGGAAATGAGAAAATTGGTATTAAGCTAAGCCAGTCTGTTATCGATTCAAATACTGACCCTAGCTTACTTGACCAAACACAGGGTGTAGAGAGCTTCTTATCAGCTGGTGCAGATCGTTTAGAAGAAGTAGTCGTATTAACAAACAATGATGATACAGCTCCTGCTATTTATGAGTTTAACGATGGTAACTTATTTGTTCAACCATCTCGTCCAGAATTCTCTACACTAAACGAAGTACTAGCTCAACGTACATATGAGGAATCAGGATCGTACCAAGTAGAGGGGTTCAAAGTATGGGCAGAGAAAAGCCAAGATACGACAAAGGTAGATTTAGTTATCGACCGTGGAACAGCTTATGTTTTAGGTTACCGCATTAATAAGCCTACATCAACTCGTATTCCTTTACGTAAGTCCACAGAGTTTAACAACGTTACTCAGGAGACACACACGTACGATACAGCCGTCCGTAAGAACAAGGTAGGTAGTTCATCTGTTAAAGCAGTAAACCAGGTTCTAGCCCGTACTCAGTCGCCTGCAGGTGGTCTTACAGTAGCAAAAGGTGCTAATGGTGGTCGAGATGCTTTACCAGCTCAATACACAAGTTTAGACCCCACGACAGTAAGTGTATGGACAACTAGTCCAGATGTAATCTTTACATACGGTGCAGACTATACGATCATCGAAGACAGCGGCATCCAATACGTAAACTGGGATACAGGCCCGAATGGTAAAGAACCTACAACAGGTGCTTCTTACAAAATGTCATTCGAATATGACCGCGTGATGCAGAAAGATGTAGACTATAAGGTAACAACGACTCCTATCGAAGATGCACAAGGTTGGGACACATACATCGACTTTAACGGTATGACAGGTTTAAAACCGAAAGATAAAGGTCTTATTCGATTAAACTATGATTACTACCTAGCTCGTACAGATTTAATCACATTAAATAGCGTAGGGCAATTTACAATCTTAGAAGGGCAACCAGCTCGTGCAGGTGCAGCTATTCCACCGGTACACGAAGACCCGTTAACTCTTAAAATTGGTGAAGTATACATTTACCCGAACGCAGATGCAGCGGAACCAGTAAATAACGGTGTCGTTCGTTTAACAATGCCACAGCTAGTTAACGTAAAAGAACGCCTAGAAAACGTAGAGTACAACCAAGCAATTCAGGCTCTAGAAGACAAAGCAATTGTAACAGATGACCCGTTAAACCTTCGTGGTGTATTCGCAGATGGATTCGTAGACTTCTCTCGTATGGACTTAACACTCTCTACGGTAGCTATGAGCTTCGACGATGCAAGTATTACATTACAGGTTAATGCACCAGCTGACCAAATGCGCTACCCTGAATTCTCTGCTAACTCCTCTGTAGCAAAAAGCTGGGGCCGACTAGTAACAGCGCCTTACACAGAGATTAAGGAGATTACACAGCCGTTAGCATCTTCAGCAATGAACGTTAACCCGTACTCTGTTTACAACAAGCTAGGTGCTTTAAAGCTATCTCCGGGAGCAGATAACTGGATTGAACAGAACAAAGTTACCATCAATAAAGAGACTACATCCGTTGTTCGTATGGACAGATGGTGGGCTCATGGCCGTCAAACTTCGGTAGATAAAAAGCTACAAAGCTTAATCAACAATCTAGACCTAGACGGTAACCAACAGTGGAATATGGGTCAGAACGCTGCAGCGGACGTTAAGAACGGACGTACTGGTACGTTAACAGATGTAGCAACAACAGTTCGAAACACAGCAATCGAATTCATCCGTCAACGTGACATTACTTTCTCTGTAGATAATTTACAGCCAATGTCTGATAACCTATACCTATCTTTCGATGGTATCCGTGTACCTGTTACACCTACAGGCTCTACAGTAGCTGGATCAACAACAGGTACTATCCGTTCTGATGCTAGTGGTAAAGCTTCTGGTAAGTTCACAATTCCTGCTGGTATTCGTACGGGTGTTCGTGAAGTTGTGTTACAGAATGCGAGCAACATGGCGATTGCTACATACACAGCACAAGGTACATTAAAGACAACAGAAGAAGTTATCACAAAAACACGAGTAACGGTTAACTTGTATGACCCGTTAGCACAATCATTCGTATTCCCGCAAGATCGTGTCGTAACAAGCTTCGATGCTTACTTTGCTTCTAAGTCTACTACAGACAACGTGATTGTGCAAGTACGTGGGATGTCGGAAGGCGGATTCCCTAACCAGACTGTATATGCAGAACGTGTTCTTACACCGGCACAAGTTAAAACATCTGCTAACGGTTCGGTAGCAACAAAGATTGCACTAGACGATCCATTAATGTGTAAAGCAGGACAAAGTTATTGCTTAGTGTTCATCACAGACAGTAACCAGTACACAATGTGGGTAGCTACATTAGGACAAAACCGTATCGATGCTCCATCACAGAAGATCGTTTCGCAACCTTATGTAAATGGTGTACTATTCAGTTCTTCAAATGCACGTACATGGACAGTTCATCAAGAATCAGACTTGAAATTCTCTGTGTATACAGCTCAATTCGAAGACGAGGCGATTGTCGAGTTTAACCCAATGGCAGACCTTAACTCGGATATGCTTCTGTTAATGGCTACGTACTTAACACCGGACAACACAGGATGTTTCTGGGAGATTAAAACGTTATCCAAGACAGACGCGGGAACAGTATCGATCGACAGTGTACCTTGGCAGCCCCTAGCTAACTACATGGAGCAAACAACAGCAGGTACGGTTGTAGGACTGGTTAAGCTACGAGCTACATTCAAGTCTAACCGTTACATCTCGCCTATGTTAACTCTAGAGGATTTAATGTTTGTAAACTTCATCTCTGAAACATCTGGTGATTACTACTCACTAAACATGGATTCTACAGATGCACCGTTCGATACGTTAACTGTTTCTTTCGATGCAACAAAGCCAACAGGTACTACAGTAACACCGAAGTACTCTGTGGATGGTGGGCAAACATGGAAGGCGTTTACCGCTAACCCTGCGGTTACAAAGCAGTCTGCGGAGTATAGCCGTTACACATATACAGAGCGAGTATCCTCTACAGCAGTTAATACACAGCTGAAGCTTAAATTAGAACTCCGTGCAGAGAACCGCTTTGTTAGACCTCGTGTAAGGCGCTTTACGTCCGTATTTAAAGACGAAGCATAAAAAGTAAGGTCTAAGGTATAGAGAAACTTAAAACAGCGAGGAGGGGCTTATAATGCCATTAGAACGTAGAGACCCGCATTCTAAAGCTAGACTGTTTATCCCGACTAATAGAGAAAGGTCGTTGGTTCACTCCCAGCGACTCTTGAACAAAGAGCTGGATGAAGTAGCTAAACTTAAAGAGGAGCTACGACAGTTAATAGACGAAAGTAAGAAGTAAGTAGTTGTTATATTAAAGAGGAGAGCAATCTCCTCTATTTTTTATATAAGGAGTGAAATAATTATGGCTGGAA